CACGCCTGGATGTTCCAGGCGGAAAGCGCCTGACCTGGTCGGCGGGCTGCAGCCCGGTTGACCTGCATCGGAAGGCATCCCGACGTATCCCAACGCGTCTCATGGCGGCATCTGAACATACGGAAGGACTCCGGAATCCGGGCCCCGACCGGAACGCTTCCGGAACGGAACACCAGCCCTGACCGGCTGGAACAACACCCCACGACGTATCAGTAACCACGAGAGCCCGGCCCCCTCACCGGAGCCGGGCTCTCGCATGGCGGTCCGCCATGCGAATGCGACCACTTGGGTACTGCTTCAAACGATCATCGCCGCGAAGCCTTGACGTGTGCCAACCCGAAGAACGCCACTGCCAGACTGGGTCCTAGACCAGCGCAGGGCTCTCGGCCGGCGGATCATGACGCATCGCCGAGCCGTCGGCCTTTCCCAAGACCAGCTCGCCGCCGTCATCGGTATGGACCGACGGAGCATCCAACGATACGAAGCCGGCGACCGGGACCCGACCTATGGCGATCTCTTACAGATCGCCCGCGCGCTCGACATGTCCCTCGCCCTGCTCGTAAGCGAAACCCCGGCCGGAGGCTAGCCGGCCGGGGTCTCATGGGCTCCTGCCCGCCATGGTCCGCCGTGAACATGGTGGGCAGGGGATCAGGGGCGGGGCTGTCGCGCGTACCAGTTCCGCATGGCGTCCGTCACGGGCGCGTATGGAGACGTCGGCTCCGGGCCCGGTAGCGGCTGGACGCGTGGCCCGCACTCTGCTGGGTCGGCGTGCCAGTACACCGGCACGTGGCTGCGGCTGTCGCTGTCGTCGTCGATCGCAGTGGCGTCGCCCTCGATGGGGCGGTCGCAGTAGGAGCAGTACTTCACCGGCGGCCCTTCCGGTGGCAGGCGTGGTCGCAACGGATCGTCAGTGCCACGTCCCCGTAGCGGGTGACCACGTCGCCAGGCTGGCAGTACTGGCACTCGCGCAGGCTGCACGGTCCGCTGATCTGCTGCTGCCCTTTCCGGGCGGCCGGCGGATGGGTAGTCTCGGCCATGACGAGACCTCCTGGTGGGTGTCGTCCGTACCCCCGGGCCGGTGACACGGTCGCGGGGGTCTTTCGTTGCCCACCGTAGCGGGGGTGTACAGGGCTGTACACCCCTGTCTATGCATACCCATGGCTACGTATCTCTATGTCCGCATGTGCCCTGATACGTACTGTCAATCACATGACCGACTTCGACCCGACCCAACCCAAGTGGCAGCAGATCGCCGACGCGGTCCGCGCCCGGATCGCCGACGGCACCCTGCCACCCCGCGCCCTCGTCTCCGAAGTCCAGCTGGAAGCCGAGTTCGGGGTGGCCCGCGGCACCGTCCGCAAAGCGACAGCAGCCCTCCGCGAGGAAGGGCTGCTGGTCACCACCCCAGGCATGGGGTCATTCGTCGCCGACGTCAGCGCGTAAGGCTCGGGCTCTCCGGGTCCCCCACGAACCGGGCCGCCACTCCCTTAAGCAGGGCCAGGGTGGACAGCGACCCGGCCACCGTGAGGGCGTTGCCCCAGTCGAACGTCAGGGCATTGAACACCTCGGCGGCTGCCGCGCTCGCGGCGAGAGAACCGGCGAACACCCCGCCCACCTCGAACGCGAGTCTCTTCAGGTACGTCTTCATGAGTCCTCCTCAGGACTGGGTCATCCGCATGATGGTGAGGGTCCGCTCGTTGATGGGGTACGAGGGCGTGTTGGGGGACGTGACGGCCTGGAACTCGACGGAGTAGCTGTGGGTCGTGCCGTTGAAGAACGCGCCCGCAGCCGTCGTCAGGACCTTCACGTTGCCGTCGTCGGCGTTCGTCGGGATGTTGTTGCTGTGCCCGGACAGGCGGGTGGCGAGCGTCGCGGGCGAGGAGCTGAGGCCCTGCCGCAGCTGCCAGCGCAGGTAGTTGACGGTGACGCCGGCCGTGGTGAACGTCGGGATCTGCACGCTGGCGAACGCCATGTAGTAGCCGGGCTGGGTGATGCGGATCAGTCGCTGTCCGGGTGTCTGGTCCTGGAGTTCGAGTAGGCCGAACGGGTCGAAGTCGATCGTGTCCCACGGCACGCGGTTGATCGTGTTGCCGCCGATGCCTGCCGCGGACTGGGACTGGAAAGCGCCGGTGCCCCGGACGCGCGCGACCGGGCGGCCCACCACGCCCAGGTAGAGGTTGCAGACGTCGGTGTCGATGGCCTCGGCCAGCGCCTGCAGATCGGCCGGGACGTCGTTCGCGTCACCGGCCGCGTTCGGGTACGGGTATAGCCGGTTCGGAGTCGTCGTCGCCATCACGCCACCCGGGTTGCGGAGAGGGACCGGGCGCTGATGTTCACCGCGGCACCCGAGTTGTGTCGCACGCGCACGCGCAGGAACTCGCCTGCCGTCGCCTGGTGGAGGTAGGGGAGTGTCTCCTCCGTGTCGGCCGCCGTCGTGCCGCGCAGGCTGTTCCAGGCGATCTCGTTGAGGGTGCTGGAGACCAGGACCACGGCCCGGCCGTTGGTCGTGGCGTTCAGGTTGTTGACGAAGTTGACCTCGGCGGAGATCAGGTAGATCCCTGCGGTGGTGAAGGTGATCCGGTCGTTGTTGACGCCGAGGTTCGCCATCGAGTCGTTGTCGTAGTCCTCGGTCGCGAACGTCGCGTAGGTGTCCGTGCTGATCGCGATGGACTGGTTCGCGGTCGCGCTGATCCGGACGGACGGGTAGTTCAGCGCGCCGCTGATCCGGTTGGCCTGCGCCTGGACGTCGGTGTCCACGGCGGTCGCGAAGTTCCCGACCTGCGTGGTGAAGTTCGCCGGGTCGGTGTACAGCGGGTACGGGTACCCGCGCGGGGTGTTGGCTGGCATCAGACCTTCCTCGCAATCACGTTGTCCCAGATGAGCGCCTGGTCTGCGGCGAGGGTGGACCGCAGCGCGACCCGCATGAACGGCGCGAGTGCCGGCACCGTGACCGTGCCGAAGATCGTCCGGTACGGCGGCGGGGTGGGGACGTCGTTCGACGTGGCCGCGATCGTGTCCGCTGCGCTGGTCGTCGGGTACAGGTCCGTGGCGTTGGCGAACCACAGGGCGATCAAGCCTGCGTCGGCTGTCTCCGGGCCGCCGGAGTAGTCGCCGCCCACCCGCGCCGACAGAGACCACTGCTCGCCCTGCGCCACCGGGATCGGGCTGGAGTACACGACGTGGACGGAGGACTGCCCGGAGTAGACACGGACCGCGAGGTCCCCGTCCGGGGCGTCCGGCACGTCCACCACGGTCGCCACGCTGGAGCCGGAGGCGTCCGCGGTGAACCAGTTGACCGGCTCGGCCCCGGGCGGCGAGTCCTCGAACGAGGGGTTCAGCACCGCGTTGGAGCCTGCGCCCACGAGCCGGCCGACGCACACCCAGGACGAGTCCTGCTGGGCCACCCACACGATGGTGCCGACCGCGGGCGGGGACACGGCCGTGGCCGTGAACGGCAGCAGGAAAGCGACCTCGACCACGGTCCCGCCGACGTCCACGAACATGCTGTTGGGGGTGGCCTCCACCACGGTTCCGATACGCCCGTTGGTCACCGGACCCGGGTTGATGTTGAACGGAGGCGGCGGGGGATTAGACATTGGCGAGGATCCTCGTGGCCCAGATGCGATGGGCGTAGGTGACGGACAGGGCTGCCGAGTCGGAGTGGTTGATGCGGGCGCCGAGCAGGTCGTCCACGTTCAGGAAGGTGGAGATAGCCCACGCGACGTCGTCTGTGGCGGACGCTGCGGCGAACGTCGGCCGGCCCGGACCGTGGCGGCCGCCGCCGAACGGGTCCCCGTTCAGGGTCGGCTGGATACGGATGCCGATGCCGGCCGCGACCCCGGACGTGCCACGCACCCAGCCGCCGATGATGTACCAGCCCGCGGATCGGATCCGCAGACGGCCGTCAGGGATGGACACCATGGACGCGTTGTCGAACACGCTGGCGCTGAAAGGCAGATCCTGTATGCGGCCAGCCGCTGTGAGGCCGCCGGACATGCAGGCCGAGTCCGGGGCCGTCAGGTACTCGGTCGTCCGGTCGGCCAGCGCCTGCACCGCACTGTCCACCTCCAAGGCCAGGTCCCGGAACTGCTCGACATCCGAGGCGTCCTTGGTGAGCGGCGGCGCGCACTCGGGGTACGGGATCCCGAAGCACTGGGTCTCGTCCACGCGTCCTCTCCTCCTACTGGACCGTGGCCAGGGGCTGGACCCGGCCGCGCGTCGTCATGGTCATGGGGCTGGTGTCGTTCAGCGGGTAGGTGATGGAGTCGATCAGCTGGGTGGAGTCGACGCCCCGGGAGCTGAAGAACACGGTGTCGGCGGGCTCCAGGGTGTAGTCGGCCTGGCAGGTGACGGTCCACTGCGACGCCAGCGCGGTGGACGCGGACAGCTCCGCGCGTGCCATCGTCAGCGCCTGGCCCTCGGTCAGTGGGGACTGGACCTTGATGGGCTTGCTGATGCGGCCGAAGCGGTCGCCGTACTGGGTCGGTGACGTGGGGGAGGTGTCTCGGGCGATGACGCGGAACGGGGCTCCGCCGTCCGCGCGTTCCACGATGATCACGACCGAGTTGGCGGCGCCGTCCCGGGTCACGCTGGCTGTCGCGCTGAACAGCAGGCCCTCGGTGTCGGAGCGCTTGTCGACGATCCGGGCGACGACCACGCCCGTGTCGTAGGGGTACTGGCGCAGGACGAACGCCCCGGTTCCGAGCTGGTACCAGCGGGCGCCGAGCGCGCCAGCCAGCTGGTCCAGGGCGTCGCCACGGGAGGAGTCCCACGTCAGCTTCGGGGTGAGCGCGTCCGCCACATCGTGCGGACCGAACGTGGCGTCAGGCAGAACCTCCAGGATCAGGCGCTCCGACTGGGCCACCAGGGAAACGTTGTCAGAGTTCCTCGGCTGCTCGAACGGGGCGGCCACCACGTCGGCCGCCCGGTCCGCCACGGCTGCGGTGACCGAGCCGTCCGCGTTGCGGGTGACCGTGCCCACCCGGCCCTCGATGATCTGGAAGGTCTCCGTGCTGCCGTTGCCGTAGCGGATGCCGGCCCGGATGCGGGCGACGGTCTGGTACGGGGAGAGCGGCGCGGTCGGGTCCTCGGAGTACCACTCCGGTCCGACAGTGAACGTCCCGGAGCGGGTCACGCGCTGCGCCAGGTTCGCCCGGATATCGCCCCCGAACACGGGCACGTCACGGGCGAGGACCGTGCCGTCCCCGCTGTACAGGTCAGTGAAGAACGCCCGCTTGTGGGGCCGGCAGATGGCGTTCTTGTAGTCCAGGGTGCTGGTCAGCATCCGGCGCCCCCGGCAGCTCCAGCGGCGACCTGCGCCCACGTGAACCCCGTCGCAGCCAGCGCCCCGTACGTGGGGTAGGCGGCCGACACGGCGCACCAGTTCGCGCACGCGGTGCCCTGCGCGGGGCCGATCGGCCGGTCGACGATCCGGAAGGCAGCCGACCACAGCCGGTATGGCTTGCGCTGGTCGGGGTGGATCCAGTTCTCGGTCAGGTCGAAGGGCTGGACGAAGCAGTCCTCCCAGCCGTAGGCGACGGGCGCCTGCATCTGGAGCGGGCCGCCCGCGGTGAACAGGGCGTGGACCTGGTCGCGGGCGGCGAGCGTCTTGGACAGGAACGTGAACGACGACTCGCGGTTCTTGCGCCGGCCGAAGATGTCCGCGGGGCGCTCGGCCCCGTACAGCTCGGGCAACGTGGCGTCCACGGCCCGTGTCGCATCTCCCCACGGGCCCCAGATCAGCTGGGGTCCGGACGGGGTGCAGATGTCGTTGAGGGCCTGCTGCATGGTCTCGCAGAAGCTGAAGGACAAGTTGGCCCACGGGCGCAGGGGGTCCTTCAGCAGGACCGTTCCGTCCGACACCTCGGTGAACGGGCCTTGCACGATGGTCGCTGCGGGGACTCCGGTCCAGCGGTACCAGACCGGAGTGTCCAGCGGCGCGCTGGTGTCGTAGTAGACGCCCACCTGGTTGAGCAGGGTCACGTTGTCGAGGAACGTCCACGGGCCTGTGGCGGACAGGCCCCGCTCCACGGTTGCCGTGGTCTGGGTTCCGGGCGAGGCCGTGAAGTCGGCCGTCAGGAACACGATGCCGTCAGCCAAAGCGGCGCACCCCCTGGGTCAGGATCTTGTCTCGGGCAGCGAAGGCAGTGTCGATCCGGTAGTCGGTGCGGGCGTCCAGCTGGTCGCTGCCCACGAACACGTTGACCGTGGGCGCCGCGGGGGCGGCCATCATGGGGGCCACTGCCAGACCGTCCATCCCCACGATGGGGCTCAGCATCTTTTCGACCGCGTTGCGGATCGACGGCACACGGCTCAGCAGGCCCAGCTCAAGCCCGCGGCCTGCGAAGACGCCATCCTTGAACGTCACCTTGGACGGGGAGTTGATGTCCAGTGCGCTGTCGATCGTGCGGCTGATCGCGTCAGCGATACCGCGGGCCACGCTGATCAGCCGGTCCAGCTGGGAGCGGAGACCGCCGATCAGGCCGCGGATGATGTCGGCTCCGATGCCGAACATGGTCGGGCCCAGGCTCTTGAATGCCTGCGCGATCTGCGATCCGAACTCATCGAACCTGCGCAGGCTCTGGCCGAGCGCGCTGGAGATCCCGGTCACGAAGTCGGTCCGCATGCGGCTGCTGAAGTCGGACACCTTGGTGGCGGCGGTGCCCATGTTCCGGCCGACCGCGTTGGCCAGCTCGTTGAAGCTCTTGATGGCGTTCAGCGAGAACGAACCGATCGTCGCGGAGATATCCCGGATGGCCTTGGCGAACGGCGAGTTGAAGAACTCGGCGACCTTCCGCGAGGCCGGCAGGACCAGCTCCTCCAGCACGAACCGCACGCCCTGCAGCACGATGACCAGCGCGCCGAGCGCCGCCTTGGTCAGCTCGATCGCCAGAGGCAGCTGGTCCTTGATGATGAGCGCCAGGTCCACGAGGATCGGGCCCAGCTCCTGCAGGACGGGGATCAGCTCGGGGCCGACGGCGGTCAGGAAGTCGCGGACGACCGGCGCCAGGATCGCGATCACAGGGGCGAGTTGGATGAACGCCTCTTGCAGCAACGGCAGGACCTGCGCGACCAGGGTGTCGGCTGTCTTGGCCAGCTCGGACAGAATGAGCTGGAACTCCTCCGAGGCGGTCAGGTCCTCGAACGCCTGGGTCAGGGACTCCAGGATGTCGAACAGGCCGCGGCCGTCCGCGGTCAGGCCCTGGAAGATGTTCTGGATGCCGCCGAGGATGTTGCCCACGGAGCGGAACAGCTGGCCCAGAGTGGAGAACGCGGCGTTGATCTTCGCTTCCAAATCGCCCGTCTCGAACGCCCGGTTGATGCGCTCGGCGAGACCAGCCACGGCAGTGTCGATCCGGCGCGTCAGCTTGTCGAACGCGGGCGCCGCGGCGGCGGACAGCTGGCCGAACGAGGTGGTCAGCGCGGCCGGCACGTTGCGCAGGTTGTTCAGGCCCTTCGTCGCCCCGTCCAGCGCCTTGCCCAGGGTGCCGGACGTGGACAGCTCCTGCGCCGCGGCCGCCACAGACTTGCCCATCTCGTTGAACGTGCCAGCTGTGGTCAGCAGGGTGCGGCGCACCTGCGGCAGGACCGACCGGCCCAGCCGCGCGAGGACCTCGTCGAAGTCCTTGAACACTGTGTTCTGCACCTGCTGCTGGATCTTGACCAGCTCGCCCCGCATCCCGCGCAGGCCCTCGACCACCTTCCGCGCCTCGGGCGCCAGCCGCTTAAGACTCTTCTCCAGCTCCTTCGGATCGGCCTCCGGGTCGAAGACCTGCTCGATGGCGTCCGACACGCCGACAAGCGCCAACTTGAGCGTGGCCGCCGCGATCTTCTGCGCGAGCAGCGCCTGCGTACCGATGGCTGCAGCCGGGGCCAGCTGCTCCGCTGCGGCCACCACAGCCGCCAGGGCCTTGGCGCCAGCGACTCCAGCGACCGCGAGGGTGCCGACGCTGGCGCCCAGCTTCCCGACCGACGCACCCGCGGTACGGGCCCCGGAGCTAAGGCGGCCGAGCGTGCCCGCCAGGCGGCGGATCGTCGGCTCGTCCACGTCCACGTCAATGGTGATCTCAGGGTCCGTCGCCTGCAGGGTCGCGACCACACGCCGCAGATCCTGGCCCACGGTGGCGATCGTGCGCGGCGCGTTCAGCACCGCCTGGAGCGTGACCGGGTCCACGTCCGACCGGTTGACCGCAGTGATGACCGTGGTCACCTGCCGCTGCAGATCCCGGACCGCGCGCTGCTGGTCGATCAACGCCTGCACCTGGACCGGGTCGGCGTCGGCGCCGGCCTGCGTGATGAGCGTGTTCAGCTGCGAGTCGAGGCGGCGCAGCGACCGCTGCGCCTGCAGCCCAGCCTGCAGGTCGATCGATTCGGCATCGCCCTGCGCCGTCGTGATGATGCGGTTCAGGTCCCGCTCCAGCCGGGGCAGCGCGCCCGCTGTGGAAATGACAAGGTCGATGTCAGCCTGTGATGCCACGTCCGCCTCCGGTCATCTTGGCCATGGCCCTCTCGATCTCCTCGGGGTCGTCGCCCCGTTCGTCGCCCCAGCCGTTGTCCCGGTGGTCCCGAGGCGGAATGGACAGGCGGAAGTCGAACTGCAGCCGGCTCTTGTCGTCGGCGTCGCGGGTGTAGAGGGCGTAGGTGGCGGCGCACCACTCGCCCACAGCGCACTCCCACGGGCGCATGCCGGCCAGCGCGAGGTGGCCGAGGCCCTGTGGGCTGACGGACAAGTCCAGCAGCCGGTACGCCTCCCACCAGGGGCGGCGGCACACTGCGGACAGCAGCTGTCGGGAGACGTTGCGCAGGATGTCGCGGCCGTTCGGCTGGTCGAGGATGAGGTCCGTCATCACCTCGCGGTCCGCCGGGGTGGCCATGCGAGCGGCGAGGGTGTCGAGCCACTCCAGCTGCACGATCCACTGGCCGGCCGGTGCGTAGGGCAGCAGGAAGCGGGCGCCGGCGAGGACTACCTCGACCGGCTCCCGGGAGATCAGGACCGCGTCACTACTTCCCACGTGCCTTGGTGTCCTTGGCCATTCGCTGCGCCACCTTGTGGAGGTGCTCGACCAGGTCGTCCATGCCGATCTCTCCGTCGACGATGCGGTCTGACAACGTTTCCCACTGCTCCGGACCGGCCGAGGCGGCGACGATGCGGGTGATGACGCGGAGGATCCGCTCCGAGCTGGCGTCCATGGCGAGGACCAGCTGCATGCGCTCCAGCTGTGCGGGGGTGATGGGCGCCCAGTCGTACGCCTTGCCCTTCAGCTGGATCTTGAAAGTCTTGGTGTCGTCCATGAGATTCACGCTACCTATTGGTCCGCACGGTGAAGCCTTCCGCGAGAGCGACCTCTCGCAATGCCCGGTCCAGGAACGGCTGCGGGCGCGTGCCGGGGTGGTTGACGACCCGCGCGAACACGACGCGGCCGCCTACCTTGAACCGCAGCGCCTGCTTGGTCTTCGGCCGGATCACGTGTGGCCGCGTCCCGTCGTTGACGTACGGGGCGTAGTAGACGTCCGAGCCCACGGTCCACACCGTCTTCAGCGTGAACGTGCGCCGGGACTCCATACGGATGGAGGCGCGCAGCCGGCCGGTGTCGACCGGCGCCAGGACCTTGGCCCGGTTCACGACCCGGCGGGCGACGTCGTCACCCTTCCGGCGTCGGCTCGCCGTCAACTGCCGGTTCAGCGCCGCCCGGTCCAGTCTCAGTCTCGCCATGCTCCGGCTCCCTCCACTCCACGATCTCCACCAGGCCGGCAGTCAGCAGCCCTTCCACGTAGTCGTCCACGGCCACCTCGTGCTCCTGGCCCCGGCGGAGCAGGTCGAACGAGGTCCGTACGCGCACGCGGGCCACGCGACTGGGCGTGTCCTTCTTTGCTCGGGTCATGGGTGGCTCCTCAGCAGCAGACGTTCGTGTCGATGTCGATCAGCATGGTGGCGCCCAGGCAGTTGCCGTCCGGGCCGAACGGGGTGTACTCGCGGACGGCCAGGTCTCCCAGGCGCAGGTCGTCGCGCATGGCGGCGAGGCAGCACACGGCCTCTTCCATGGCGCCGCTGTCGGCGTCCATGAGGGTGACGGCCTGCGCCCACTGGTCTTCCGTGGGAACCCCGGAGACGGGCGCGGAGGGGGCGCAGCGGGCGGTGCCCAGTTCGAGGGTGACGACACGGCGCTGGCGGAAGCAGCCGTCGAGGCCGTTGCCGCCCGGGTCGTTGATCTCCAGCAGGCCGGACTTCCCGGCGATGCGGACCCAGCCCAGACCGCGGCAGCACTCGTCATCGCCGGTGCCAAGGAGCGGGGTTACCTCTGCGCCGCCGCGGAGCATCACGTACTCCGGCGCGATTGGTGCGATGTGCGGCGCGGCCAACGCGTTCTGCAGGCAGGCGAGCAGGGCTTGGGCGATGGTCAGGACGTGCGTCACACGAACCTCCCCCGCGGCAGGTCAGGCGACGACACGCGAGTCCGGGCAGCCCGCTTGTGCGGGTTGACCGCCCGGATGAACAGGTCCACGTTCGCGATGCCGGTCAGGCCGTTGTCGAACAGCTGCTCCGGGTCGGCCACCGTCACCTCCACCCCGTTCCGCGACAGCGACGCCAGCTGCTGCGGCAGCGCGCACTCGGCGCCCGCGCAGGCCTTGGCGAACTCGCACGCCAGCTCCCCGGCGGCGATCTGGCCGGCCGGAGGGAGGAGGCGGCCGGGCTGGTAGACGATGACGAACGAGCCTGCGTCGTCGCTGCCCACGTTCATGTCCTGGCACTGGGGCCAGCAGTCGCCGTCCGTGCGCACGAGGCGGGGGATGCCGCGCCAGGAGTCCAGCCGGTAGGCGGACGGGTCGAGGACCACGCCGTCGATGCGGACCTCGTCGACTGCAGCAACCGACGTGGGGAACGGAACCTCGCACCTCGCCTCACACGAGCAGCCGCCCGCACAGCCGCAGTTCCGCCAGATCCCGGAGTCGATCCACGGCACCATCCACGGGCCCGCTGCCGAGCCCACACCGGGCGAGGACACGGGCCACGTCATGTACCCGCCGCCGCCCTGGCAGCGCGGACCGCACGGCCGGTAGTTCACCGGGCACTGCGAGAACTGCCGGCCGGTGAGTGCGTCCAGGATGAACGTCGCCCAGCTGGTGGCCGCGGCCTGCACCTCGGGCGAGTACTCGTCCCAGCCGGGGCAGCATGATGTGTCGATGGGCCACTCGCACGGCCCCGGGGGTGTCGTCATGTCGCCGCCTTCAGGGGCTGATCGTGGGGTGGGTGGGGGCCCGGCAGCACCGGGCCCCCACAGGTCACGGGATGACCAGCGCGGTGGCGCCGCAGGCGGCCGTCGGCAGCGGGGCCGTGGTCGTCTGGAAGTGCATCGCCTGGGTCGGGCCGATCGGCGTGAGCAGCGGCTCCAGTGTTGCCGGGGTGGTGAAGTCGCGGCGGATGTCGTACGGGCCGACGTCCCACTGCGACCCGATCACGGCGCGCGCGGTCAGGGTGATGGTCAGCTCACCGTTCTGGATGACCCACTCGCCCCACTGCGCGTCCTTCACCCAGGGGAACAGCCAGTACCCGTACTTCGGGAAGCCGTTCACGTCGCAGGCCTGGCCGGCCACGTCGGACCAGAACTCGGCCGCGAACGAGGCGGTGCCGGACAGGTCGGTGTCGATGCGGAAGCCGACGGTGTTCGGCGTGGGCGTCGCGTCGTCGACCACCAGAGGGTCACCCGTGATGATGTTGATCAGCGTCGGGTCGACGGTGCAGATGATCAGCGACATGTCGATCCAGCGGAGCTGGACCCGTGACCGGTCGTCGATGCACAGGTTGCCCGCCGCGTCCAGGACGGTGACCTCGGTCGGGTCCTGGTAGTTCGGGGTGAACGTGCCGCTCACGTAGGCGCTGGCGGTCACGGTCGACCCCGCGCCTTCCACGGGCGCCCCGCACTCGTCCAGCTTCGTGAGCCGCATCATCCGGCCCCGCAGCATGGACACACAGTCAACTGCCATCGTTGGTGTCCTCCTTCTTGGTGCGGCGCCTGGGCTTGGGGGCCAGGGCCTTCTCGTACAGGTCGCCCACGTGCGGGGCCACCAGGAACTCGGCGCCGCCCCGGATGGTGCGGACGTCGGCCGGGTCTTCGGCCAGGCCCAGGAGCAGCTGCGCGGTCTCAGCGGCCGTTCCGTGGGCCGGGAGGATGCTCACCCAGTCGTCGTAGCGGTCACCCATCACGGCACCGCCGGAGTGGCAGCGGTCGCCGGTGCAGCGATCGGGACCTGAACGGCGAACACCTCGGGGCACTCCCACGCCACGGCGTGGACGCGTTCGGCCACCACATCCCACTGGTTCAGGGACCGGTCCAGCGTGCGAGTCGCCTCGGGCTGGGCCACGTCCATGGACCACTCGAAAACCGGGGCGGTCATGAACGCCCACACGAACCCGGCCGCGGGCGCAGCGTCGGCCGGCCCGGTGATGTCGTAGCCGGCGCCCATGGACACGGCGGTGCCCATCGCGGTGCGCCAGACACCAGCGTCCAGCCGGTCCAGGACACCCGCGTACTTGAGCGCGCCCTCGGCCTGGACGTTGACGTGGATGACGCCTCGGTATCCGTAGACCTGGTAGGCCGCGTTCTCCAGCGCCGCGATCGCGGCACCGGCGCCCGGAACCAGGGGCGTGACGACGGTCGCGCCCGAGCCGGTCAGGGTGTCGGCCGCGTCGATGGAAGCGAGGCCGCCGCCGTCCCAGACGACGTCCTCCACCCGGGTCTGGTCCTGCGCGTCCAGCTGCGACCGGGCGGCCGCAACCATCTCCTCGGGCGTACGCCCGACGGAGCCGCACCGCTTGCGGACGATGACCCAGAACGGGTCCGCGCCCATCAGGTCGGAGCCCTCGGTGTACGGCTTGACCGGGCTGTCCGCGCAGGTCTGGTCGTACAGCTCGGCCGGCCCGCAGTGGTCCGTCAGGAATTGCAGGCCCGCAGCGACGATGTGCCGGTCCATCGGGAGCCGTGTTGCGACGTCGAACAGGCCGTAGCGGCGCTGCCGCAGCGCGCCGGGCGCGTCGACCAGCTGCCGGTTGTCGATGATCTTTCCCATGCTGTCCCTCCTTTCGATCTGAGGGGGCGGCCCCGCCGCAGGGACGACATGCGGGGCCGCCGGTCTCAGGGAGGGTTACGGGGTCTCGTCCACGCAGTTGATGGAGTTGGCCCCGGTGATGCCGCCGACGCAACCGGCGACGGTGTAGAGGCGCTGGCCCTCGCAGGGGAAGAGGGGCGCGTAGCCCTCCTCCGCGAACAGGGCGGTGAACTCGTTGACCGACAGGCTGGCCGCGTCGTAGACGTTGGTCAGGGTGACGACGTCCTGGCGGGTGAGGACGACGGAACCGGCCGGCCACGCCAGGAAGTCCACGGTGGACGGCAGGGACGTGAGGAACGGGGTCGCCGCGTCGCCGCCGGGGAAGGTGGCGTTGAGCGCGCCGCCGGTGATGAGACCGTCCTGCCAGCCGCGGACGAACTGGACGCGGGCGCCGCGCAGCGTGAACATGCTGCCGATCTCAGCGTCGCTGACGTTGAGGAGGGCCACGCCGTTGCGGCGGGACAGGTCCGCGCGGATCTGGGCCAGCACCCAGAACGGGAGCACGACCTCGATCGTGCTGTTGCGCGGCAGCATGTACCGGTACATGAGGTCTTCGCGCGCCAGCTCCACCGCGGCCAGGACCGAGGAGGTGAAGGAGTCGCCCGGACCGCCCGCAGGCTCCGGGTCCGGGTGCGCGAACACCGTGGCGGCGCCAGCCCGGGTCAGGATCTGGGCGATGATGTTGCGGTTGATCTCCTGCTCGTGCGAGGCGAGCAGGCCGTCCGTCCAGGCGTTGACGACCTCGGGGAACCCGGCCGCCTGCAGGAAGCTGACGCGGATGCAGAGGGCGGCCACGTCCAGGCGCCGGTCCTCGAACGTCGGGCACGGGATCTCGCTGCAGGTCTTCACCGTGTCGGCGATGACCTGCGCTTCGGTGAGCAGGTTCGAGCCGCCACCCGCAGCGATCGCGTTGGCGTAGATCGTCGCGAACGTCGGCTCGTCGGTGTAGTTGATGCCGCCGCGGGTCGCGGTGACGGTCGGCAGGTCGAGGATGCCGACACCGGCGGACCAGTTGGTGCACAGCTCGTAGTCGTTCTCCGACGGGGCACACCAGCCAGCAGCCGCGGTGAGGCTGCCGCCCTTGTCCAGCTGCCGCTGCACGGCGGTACGGAGGTTGCCTCCGTCCATGCCGAACTCGTTGCGGGCCTGGCGGATCTTCCGCATCGTCTCGTTGCCCGAGTCCTTCGGGCCGATGACCAGCTCGGGGTTGCGGTGCCGCTGGAACTGGGCCACGCCGTAGGCGCCGGACGCGCGCTTGCCGAGAGCCTGGTGGCTGCGGAGCAGGGTCTCCGAGATCTCGTTGAGGCCGGCGAACTCCTCGCTGACGCCTCGCTGGAGGAGGCCAGCGGAGTGCGGCATGAGGTGGGCGGTGACGCCGCGGCGTGCCGGGGGAGTGTCGGCGGGCGGTACGACCGGGGTCTGCGCCGCCATCTGCGACACGGACACGGGCGCAGCAGGCGCGGCCGGGGCGGCGGGCTCCACCGCGGGCTCGGCAGCCGGAGCAGCGGGCGGCGTGGCCGGGGTGGCGGACGCGAACGCGTCGCGCGCGGCCTGCGCGTTGGCCGCAGCGGTCTCCCGCTCGGTGATCGCAGCGGCGAGCACCGGAAGCTGGGCGGCGAGTTCGATCAGCTCGTCGGCCACGTCCGGCTCGTTCGAGGCGGACAGCTCCTGGCCTCGGGCCACGACACGGTCATGTTCGGTACGCAGGTCCTCCAGGGACGCGCCGGCCACGTCGAATGCGGTCGGGGTCTCGGGGGTCTGCGGGGTCTCTTCGGGCATCGCTGCGACTCCTCACAGTCGGCAGACGGATAGGTCACGTCGCCCGACCGGCTCACAGCTCAGCATCGTGCTACGAAGAGAGTACGCCGCCGTCAAGCCTGTGACCTGGCTTGCGGCGGCGCGCTCTTGTTACGCAGGCTTGACGGCCTTCCAGGTGCCGCCTCCGCCCTTGAGGATCTTCTGCCGGACAGCGATCAGACCGAGCTTCCCGGCGACCCGCTCGGTGCTGCCGTCGGAGTAGGTGATCAGGTAGTCCATGGCCTGCTTGCCCTTGTTGCACGCGCATCCCATCAGGCGCTCCTCTCCATGCGGGCGACGGTCCACGCCCAGCGGGCGCGCGCCGTCTCCGGGTCGGTCGTCAAAGTGAACGTGGCTTCGGGTGCCTTGGCGTCGGCCAGCTCCCCGGCCACGGGGGTGATGCCGAACGCGCCCACGAGCGCCAGCTGCTTGCCGACGCTGAAGTGGACCCGGGCCTTCGGGATGGGGAAGCCCGGGGTGTTGACCGAGCAGACGGCCACCAGCTCCAGCGCCCCGCCCACACGGCGCCAGTCCCCGGACACCGGGCTCGACTTGAACACCTCCACTGCTTCCGGCTTCGCCCCGGGAAGCATCCAGCCAGCCACCCAGATGCCGTGCTCGTCCTCCCCAGCCACGACCCGAGCCACTGCCGCGTCCACGTCGTCGTAGTGCTCCTGTGCGGCCCTGTAGGCGAGTTGCGCATCCGCGTGCCGGGGACCGGCCACGAGCGTCCCCACGGGCGTTGTGCTGCCGTCCTGGAGCTGCTGCTCCGCCACGTGGAAGTAGGCGTATCCGGCGGCGCTGGACGGGGGCGTGACGCACCCCGGCATGCCGACGTGGCAGGTCTCCCACCCGGCGATGTGGCCGAAGACCCTGCCGGTGTCCGAGACCGTGAGCGGGGTCAGGCGGTCCAGGTCCGGGCGCTGGAACCAGTCGGCGGGCGGCAGCTGGGCGGGCGCAGCAGAGGCGTACAGCCATGCGTCGTCGTACGCCACGGCAGGTTCGGGCTCGGTCATCGGCTCGGCGGGGAGCGGGTCCAGCGTGAGGGACACGTCCGGGAAAGCGGGGATGGCCACGAGGGTGGCGCCGGACACCCGCCACCGGGTGACGATCAGGTTCTCGGCGTCGTCGAGGACGTACTCCACGTCGTCCAGGTCGACGGACGGGCCGATGACCCCGGCCTCCAGCTGGTCGTAGACCTCCCACGGGGCCGAGTCGATCATGGACCCGGTGGCGACGACCATGCCGTCGGCCATGCGCAGGGTCTCGATGCGGCCCACGATCACGCTGCCGCCGTGCCCGTCGTCGCTCTCGCGCTGCCAGCTCAGCGGCAGGGGCAGGTCTCGGCTGGACCCGCCTGCGGGGTCCAGGATGCGCCTGTCTCCGGTGGGCACGCCCATGCGCGCCAGCACCGCACTCCATGTCCTAGCCATCCTGGCCACCTCTCGCGTTCTGTCTGTCGGTCCAGTCGATCTCTTCACCCAGCACCACCGGCAGCAGCGTGCAGCGGCAGTTGATGACCTCCTGCGCCGGGCCCGTTGGGTCCCCGGGGTACAGCAGCTGCGCGCCGCCCACGACGAACGGCTCCGACAACAGCGTGCGCTGCTGGTCGGCCTCCCGGTGCGTCGGCCGAGTCCTCCGATCCGCCGTCGACAGCCACACCTTGAACGGCGCGACGTCGCCGCGGGCTTGGGCGTCCAGCTCGGCCGCCCGGAACACCCCCGCGTTCACGGCCGCCAGCGTCTCCGTGCGCGCCACTGTGCGCGCCCGGTTCGGCCACCGGTCCGAACCCGAAGCCGTCAGCACCAGATCCACAGCCTGTGCAATCTCCGGGATCCCCTGCTGCTCCCGGATGCCGCGCTCCACCTCGGCGACGATCAGCCCGTACACCTCGTCCGGGGTGCCGCGCATCCGGTTCCCCGCGCGGTTCAGGTAGTCGGACACCCAGGCGTCGTCCTCGGCCGGCCCGCTCGGGCGGACGCGGCGGAACGCGGTCGTGAGGATCCCGGACACCACCGGCATCACCTCTACGTCGACCTGCTCGGTCCAGAACGGCTGGTGGTCGGACACCCGCGCCGGGTCGATCCCGCCGCCCTGCCGTACCGACGGGCGCACCCGGTCCAGGAACCGCGTCAGCGACCGGAACCACACCCGGCCTACGCGCTCCTCGCCCTGCCGGATGAACGCCTCGGCGCGCAGCCGGGCCGGCAGATGCTCGTCCGGGGGCACGGTCACCGCAGGCCCTCCAGCGCCACGTGGAGGTCCGCCACAGAGAACGGCCGGCCAGTCGCCAGGCATGCCTCGGTGTACTTGGTGAGCGTCTGGTGGAGCCGGGCGGGACGAATGCCGAACGCCTCGGCCACGCCGTCCGCGAACCGGACCTCGACCATGCCGTCCAGGCTGGTGGGCCGAATGTGCATGTACAGCTCGTGCCGCGGGGTGCCCTTGAACTGGCCGCGGTTCTGGTTGGTGAGCAGCCGCCCGCCCGCGCGGTCCAGGGCCTGGCGCACGAGGACCTCAGCGGCGGCCACCAGGCCCTCCGGTACCGCGTCAGCTTCGGGCTCCTGGGCCTGCCTGGTCGGCAGCGACCGCACAGTGTCCGGAGCCTGCGACCCTTCGATCTCCCCTGCGCCCGCGCCTGCGACACCCGCGGCCGCCGGGTCCACAGTGACCTCGATACCCAGCGCTGCCGCAACAGCCGGGTCCGCGAGCAGCGTGGGCGCGCCAGACACCCACTTCTCCAGCAGGCGCCGGGTCCGCTCCTCCGGGTCCGGCTTGGCGTCCTCGGGCAGCCCCGACTCGGCCAGCCAGTAGTCGTCCGAGATCAGGACCTTGTCGTAGGCGGACTCCAGGGTTTCGCGGTCGTCGGGGCGGGCGACGATGGCCGTCGTGTCCCAGCCCAGCTCTTTCCGTTCTGCGCCCGCGGTGTCGGTGACCCCGGCCGCGATCAGGGCGGGCCGGTACCACTCGGTGGTCAGGCCGTCGCCGATGGCCTGGAGCAGCGGCTCAATGAAGATCTTGTAGGTGGACTCCTCGACCTGCCACGCCGACCAGTGGTTCGACTCGCCCTGCGTGCCCTCGGCCACGTCCTTCGGCATGTCCAGGGTTGCGGCCAGGCGGCGCAGCGCGTCCTGCCGCAGCTCCAGTACCTGCGCGTTCATCTCGGTCGCGAAGTCGACCAGCTTGGCCATGCCATCACTGGCGATCAGGTCGCCGGGGGCGGTGACGCCGATCGGGACGACACCGGCGGCGGTGCCGGGCTGCCGGATGCCGGTCTCGGCCGCCTCCAGGAGGACGTCGAGGATCGCGGCCGTGGTGGTGTCGTGGTCGCCGAGGGGGAACTCCAGTTCCTCGGCGAGGAACAGGATGCCTGCGACGGCCAGGCGGGAGTCGAGCCGGGCCACGATGTTCTGCGACGACTTCTCAATCTCGCGGCAGATCGGCAGCGCGGGCCGCATCGCCGAGTCGGCCTTGATCGGGTCCTCCGGGTGGGGGGACCAGACGCGAAACAGCCTGGCTTCCGGCTCCAGTTCCACGTCGGCGCCGGTCAGCGGCGAGCGGTACGTCCAGCGGATGTCCGCCCCGGATCCCTTGGGCTTGACCCTGCTGGACGCCAGCACGAGCCACTCATCCGGCTGCGGTACGCCCGCCCGCGCGGGCGTCGGCCGGACGATGATCCACACCTCGCCTGCGACCTGCCAACACAGCGCCGCGACCTTCAGCAGGCTGGCCCGCTTGGCTGGCCCGCCCAGCACCTGAGCCGCGATCGCCTGCGCCCGCGCGTCATCGCTCGGCCCCGTCGGCTTCCCCGTGTCCGGGTCGATGTCGGTGGCGTGCACGTCCGCCTGGCTGACCGCGTTCGCGATCCACACCAGCGGCCCACGAACCTCGCCGATCGCATCGAAGTGATACCAGGCTTCCTTCTGCCAGGCCTCCGTCGTCTGCGGCGCGCGGGCGGACTGGGCGCGCCGGACCCCGGGGCCGGCCATCGGCTGCGCCGCGGCGACCACGGACCGTACCGCGGGCTGTGGCTCCTTGCGGCGCCTGGACAGGATGCCCATCACTCACCTTCCTTGCTGGCCAGCCACCCGGCCACGTAGCTGAATGCGAGGGCGGCGGGCGGGGCCCAGCCCCACGACCAGGCGCCGGCCCACGCGCCCGCGGCCGCCACGGCGGCGCCCGTGTAGACGGACACGCACCAGTCGCAGACGACCAGGTAGGCGAGCAGGTGCCCGTCGGGCAGGCGGGCCAGGGCCCAGTTCCGGGGTGCTTCGGTGATGCGGTCGCTGGTCACCAGCCGGGTGAGGCGGGCGACCGCGAGGGCGGCCACGGCGATCGGGATCAGTTCCATGAGGGGTCTCCTACGATGCCCGTCGCTGTTGGGCGGTCTGGCGTGCGGCCAGGGCGGGGTGGACGGCGCCTCTGCGGGTGGCGCGGTGGGGGTTGACGACGGCCCCGGCGGCGCGGTCGCGCCGCATGTGGTGGGTGACGGCGTGCACGAGGGCGTCCAGACGGTCCGGGCTGCCCGGGTCCTCTTCGGGGATCCACGTGGTGAGCTGGTCTTCCAGCTCGGGCAGGCTGCCGACATGGTGGACCTTGCCCTGCTCGTACAGCATGGAGACGGGCTGGGCGCGGAGCCGCTTGCCCTGGCTGGCGTTGACGCGGCGGACCGGGGCCGGGCCAGCGTCCTCGTCGTTGACGTCCCGCCACACGCGCTGCAGAACGGACTCGATCCAGTCCTTACCGCCGTTGTCCTCCACGACGACCTTCACGGCCTGGTACTGCTCCAGCAGCGCGAACGCGGCGCGCGCGGCCTTCTCCGGGGTCAGCTTCCGCGAGCCATCGGCCAGGACGTAGTGGTGGCGGTCCGCGGACCAGCCCGTGACGACCAGGCCAGTCTCGTCGCCCTTGCCGGTGCCGGCCGGGTCCATGCCCACGACGATGGAGACCAGCTCCGGGACGTCCTCCGGTGCGACACGGGCAGCGTCGATCAGCGCACGGGCCACGAGCGCGCCAGGCAGGTCCTCGAGGACCTCGGCGTTCAGCTCCTGGCGGCCGAGGGTGGTGCCCTCGTACTTGGCGATAACGGCCCGCTGGAAGGTGCCGGCCAGGTTGTGGAGGTTGTCGTAGGTCGAGCCGCGGACTGCCACGCAGGCGGGGTCCTTCAGCAGCTCCTTGATCAGCGGCAGGGGGCGGGGCGTGGTCGTGATGCAGATCCGGGGGTGGTCGCCCAGGCGCATGCCCATCTGCGCCATGTCCCAGGCGTCCTGCAGGTACCGCCACGATGCCAGCTCGTCGAACCAGCCGTAGTGATGCTGCGGTCCGCGCAGCCGGTCCGGCTCGTCCGCGGAGTACACGGTCTGAATGGCGCCGTTGGGGTACACCAGCTGCCGCCGGGACGGGTAGTACACGGGCCGGAACGTGGCCGGCGCGCAGGCCAGGATCCCGGACTCGCCCTGCACGAGGATGTCGCGGGCGTCCGCGGCGGTCGGGCCGATCAGCGCGCCGCGCTCCAGCGTGCGGGCCTGCTCGATGACCCACTCTGCGCCTGTCCTGGTCTTGCCCCAGCCGCGGCCTGCGAGGGCAAGCCAGGTGTCCCAGTCGTCGCTGTCGGGGGCGCGCTGGGCCGCGCGGGAGTGCGGCCCGGGGCGTCCCGGGTGCGGACGTCCGTCACAGTCGGGGCGGTCGCACAGCCACGGCACACGGCCGGACTCGCGGTCGGCCACGACCTGCTCCAGCTGGTCGACGAAGGTGCGCAGCTCGCTCGGCGGCAGGCGCTCCAGGTCGGCCCGGGTAATGGTCACGGGCTGCCCTTCTTCTCTGCGTCGTCGAGGCGGGCCAGGAGCTCGGTGGCGGTCGTGAGCAGCTCGGAGGTGCGGTCCTGGTCCTTCATCAGGAACGCGCCCTGTTGCGCCTTCACCGCGGCGGTGAACGCCTGCGTCCAGCGGACGGTCGGGTCGACGCGTTCCGTGATGAAGTCCTCGAGGCGGTCGCCGAGGTGGTCGAGCAGCTTGTCGGCCAGGTCGATGTGCTTCTCGCGGACCGAGGCCAGCTGGTTGGCGTGGCCGTCGGTCTCCGCGCGGGCCATGAACTGGTCGTAGGCGACTGTGCGGGCCACCCAGTCGTGCTGTGTGCACCACCTGTGGATAAGCGCTGTGGACCGCTTGAGGGACTCGGCGACCTTGTTGGTCGAACGGAGGTTCATGTACTCGCGGAACGCCGCGTAGGCCTGCGGGCTCTCCTTCTCCCGGCGGACCCACACGTACTGGTCGGTCATGGATCCCTCCTGCACATGAAGTAGTCCTTGCCTGCCACCTGGACGGTCTCGCCGGTGTAGCCGACGGGGCACGCCTCGGCGGGCTCGCCCTTGTCGCCCTGCGGGCCGGTCGGTCCCTGCGGTCCCGGGGGGCCGGACGGTCCGGATGGTCCGGGCGGGCCGGCCTCGCCCTTGCTGCCGTCCGCGCCGTCCTTGCCGTTGGTGCCGGGCGCCCCGGTGGGGCCGGGCGAGCCGTCGGCCCCGTCCTTGCCGTCCTTACCGTCGGCGCCCCTGTCACCGGCCGGGCCCTCCGGTCCTGTTGGGCCAGGCGGTCCGGTCTGCCCGTCCTGGCCCGTGTCGCCCTTGGGGCCGGCCACCGGAGTTCCGCCGAGCGACCGCACCTGCTGAGACAGGGCGGCCACCTGGCGGTCCCGGTCGGCCAGGCGGTCGGCCGTGGCGAACCGGTCCGCCACCCCGGCGCCGATCGCGAGGGCAAGCAGGATGACGAGCAGAGCCCATCGCACGTTGTCGAGCCGAGCGCTCAGCTTCACGGCCGCACCCCCATGGCGTAGGCCACCAGGACCACCAGCAGAGGGAACACGAACAGGGTGACGACGTTGCGCACCCGCTCCCGGTCCTTCTGCTCCAGTGCCGTCAGACGCTCCTTCACGCGGACCAGCTCCGCCTCGTGAAGCTCCCGGACCACGAAGGCGTCCTGGCCTGCCCGGATCGCCTGGACCTCGGCTTGGATGTCGCGAATGATTTCACTGGTGCTCGGCTCCTCCAGCCCCACACCAGGGCCTAAGCGTTCGGCCACGTCTTGAGGTTCGCGCGGGCGAACGTCAGGGTGACGGGGGTCTCCTGCAGATTCCTCACGCGGAGCACGAGACGCTGGCCGACAGACCCGGTGAGGGAGATCGCCTGCTGCAGCGGGGCCGCCCCCTCGCCGCCGACGCCGACGACCACGTGCGCGTCACCGGTGCCCACGAGGGTTCCGCTGCCGTCCTCCTCCGAGGCGTAGACCTCGACGCCCTCGCCCTCGTTCAGGCCGCTTATCCCGACCGTGACGGTGCCGGTGTACTGGGCGTTCGTCAGCATGGTCTTGCCGCCGTCGCCGTGCTGGTTGCCGGGGTCGCTGTTCTCCTGCGGCCAGTACACGGCCACGACGGCGCCGGGGAGCAGCTGCGTGTCGTCGTGGCGGGTGAGGACCAGGGGGGTCGGCATGTCGTCGTCCTGTTCGTCGGTGGGGTTCCATGACGCGGAGTGCGCCAAGCGGTTGGCGATGCGGGTACGGAGCACCGGCATCGAGACAACGTTGTCGGGGCCTCGCGGGTCGGACTTCCAGTCGGACCATTCGAGGTGGCCGATGGTCGACTTGTGGCCCCAGTCGTGGGCGCGGCTGATGGCAGCCGACACGCGGACCATCGCCTCCACCTGGACGGCGGGCCACGGGTCCACCCCGTTGCCGAGGTTCTCGCACTCGAACCCGTAGAAGTGCGGGTTGCCGTCGACCGCGCCCGCGCTGCCCTGGTGCTGGTGCGGCTCCGGGGGGCGGACGTTGTACCGCTCGTCGATGACGGCCTGCAGCACGTTCGGGTCGCCGCCGCCCGCGTGGTTGGCGCGCCCGTTGCCCACCAGGTGCACGCTGCCGTCGCGGCGGATGACGCCGTGACAGAGAGGGCCGGGCAGGTCCTCCAGGCCGTCGAAGCACATCCGGACGGCGTTGACCTTGGGGCCGGTGACCGTGTGGTGGAGCATCACCCCGTTGACGGGACCCCACGCGCCCATGCGGTTGCGGTTGTTCGTCCGCCACCCGTCGACCTCAACCACCTTGACGCCCTCGGCCCGTAGCGCTGCCACGAGCCTGCTGGCTGTGAGTGGTGTCGCCATTGCGTGTCGTCCCCTTTCGCTGCGTCTGCTTTCCAGCATATGCAGCGAGGCCCCAGCCGGGGGGATCGCTGGGGCCTCGGGTTCTACAACGGAGCATGCCCACTGTAGGGGTGGGCTGCCGCGGTGATGGCTAGTTGCGGCGCTTGAGTGGCTCGCAGCCGCTGATGCTCACCACGCCGTCCTCGGCGGTGAGGGTGATGATGACCCGCTCGTCCTTGTTGCCGGTCTTCCACTGCGGCATGACGCCCTTGGCGGTGGGCGCGGTGGTGATGGAGCAGAGTTCGAAGATGCCGGCCTGCGCGCCGGTGCTGACGTAGGTGCCGGCCGGGATGTCCTCGCCGACCATGTAGTCCCCGTCGCCGTACCCGGCCGCGGTCGCCTTGGGGGCGGCCTTGGTAGGTGCGTCGGCGGCCTGGGTCGAGGGGCGCGCCGCCGCGGTGCGGGTCGGCTTGGCGTCCACCCTGTCGCCGCCGTCGTCACCGACCGAGGCGATGGCGCCGAGGAGGACCAGGCCGCCGACGATGCTGCCGAGGGTGATGGCGACCACGGCGCCGGTGCTCATGCCCTTCTTCGGTGGGGGTGGTCCGTAGGGCCCGTAGTAGGGCGGCGGCTGGTTCATGGTGTTGTCCCCTTGGTGCGTCCCTGTGGTCGGGCGACGGTATCGCGCGGCTCGGTGGTGGGGGGGTAGGAACGGGGAAGCCCCACCGGGCGCTGTTCCGGTGGGGCTTGGGTCCTCCGTCCGGGGTCTGAGGCGCAGCGGGCCTCAGCGGAGCGGATGTGTTGTGTCCACGGTAGCGGTGGGGTGTGACAGCGGGGGCTCAGCAGTCGCAGTTGTCGGTCTTCTGGAGGCAGTCCCAACAGCGGGGGCAGTCGCATCCGCATGCGCAGTCGGCGTGCTCGGAGCTGGTGCCGTGGCAGTAGCAGCCGGACTCTCCGCAGGGTTCGTTGTTCATGGTGGTCATCCTTCCGTATCAGGGGTGTCCGCAGGCGGGCTTGGTCCACCAGCCGCAGGCGGCGCAGTAGTCGGCGCGGAGGGCGGTCAACAGGCGCTGGATCATGGGTGCTCACCTCCCCGCAGCCGTGATGCGGTGGTGGCGGGATGCCTCGGCGGGGGTGTGGACGACGGTCCCGGCCTGGCCGATGGCCTCCACACGCAACCCCTCCCCGCCCCCCTCCCCCTGGCCGTTGTTGGCGTTGGCGTTGGCGCCTGACCTGCACAAACAACGCCCGGAAGGGGCTCGGTCAAGAGGGGGGAAGTCGTCGTGATGGACGCCCGGCCCGTTCTTCCTGCCCGCTCGGACACCCGCCCGGACGGGGACGCCGGCATCGTCGAGGAGCGCGCGCACGGCCTTCGTGTCCGGCAGCCCGGTGGCGTCCTGGAGCTGGGTGAGGCGGACATGCTGCCCGCCCTCGCCCAGATGGTGGAGCACGGCCACGATGTCGACGGGATCAAGCTCGTCAGGCTCGGTCGCATCACTTTCGCGGCGCCGCGAAAGTGATGCGCGGACCTTGCCGACGCCGATGGTGACGAGCGCGCCGGCCACCGTGTAGCCCACCTCGGGCACCGCGTAGACGACGCCCCCCGCGGCCGCCGCAGCGGCGACCAGGACGCAGCCGCCGGCCAGCTTGGACGGCTGCTCCTCGGCCTCCGGGGCCTGCTCGGCGGTGGTCATCCGATCGCCCCGTACAGAGCGCCGCCAGCCCAGTTCGCAGCCTGCGCCAACGGGACACCGGCGAACCCTGCGATGCCCGCGCTGGTGCCCAGGCAGATGCCGCACCAGGCGCCCAGCTTGATGTCCTGGCCGTAGCGGGTGGCCTTGACCGCGGTGACGACGGCGACGGTGGCGAGGAGGACGACGGCGCCGCCGGTCTGGGTGAGCGGCAGGTACGTGGCGGCGCGGCTGGTACGGCCGGCCTGCCCGCCGACGCCCCAGACGAGGGCGACGTCACCCAACCAGTTGGAGATCCACAGGGTGGTGTCGGCGATCCAGCCGATCAGGCCGCCGACGGTGAGGATGGCGAGGGTGCCGTAGGCCCATGCGGCGAGGAACGGGAGCAGCCGGCCGAGGTGGCCGATGGCCGCGGACTGGAGGCTCTTGGCGCCGGGCCACCAGAGGATGGCGTAGCGGATCAGGATGGCGAGGCCGATGGTGACCCCGCCGAGGGTGGCCCAGATCATGTGTGGTCTCCCTCGGTGGCGCACTGTGCGTCGGCTGCGTCGGGTGCGTCGGCCTGGGTGCGTCGGGCGAATGGGTAGTAGTCGGCGAATGCGTCGGCCTGCCGCTTCAGCTGCGTCGCTGCGTCGCGGAGCTGTGCGTACCAGCGCGCCGCGGTGGCGGGGTCGGTCATGACGTAGGCGGGCCGGAGAGCGGCGCACGCGGTGGCTGCGTCGTGGGCGTGGCGCACGGCTGCGTCGGTGTGCGTCGCCCGGGTGGCCAGGCGGTCGGCGAGGAGGGCGGCGCGCGTCGGTGCGGGTGCGTCAGGGTGCGTCGCGGGTGCGTCGCCCTCGGTGGCGCAGGGTGCGTCGGTCTGCGTCGGGGTTGCGTCGGCCTGCTGCGCCAGGTGCGCCAGGTCGCGGCGCACCGTGGCCTCCGCAACACCCAGCTGCGCCGCGATGCGCCGGTTCGACTCACCGTCCTGCGCCAGGCTCGCGACGCGGCTGCGTCGTTCAGCCAGCTCGGTAGGCGTCGTCACCGGCTGCTCCCGGTGGGGCGGATGACGATGGCGTACTCGCCGCGCGTCTGCTGCGGCCGCGGGTGCGGCATGGCCGCGAGGAGCGCGGCCTCCAGCGCGTCGGCGTACTGCGTGTCCCAGCGGGCGTGGGTCACGGCGTAGTTGCGGGCGAGGTACTTGCGGGACGCCTCGATCATCGTGTCGGCCGGGCGGGTGCGGGTCAGGTACGTGGCGAGGCGGGTCAGCAGTAAGCGGGCGGTGGCGCGGATGTCGTCGTCGCGGCACTGGCGCAGGGCTTCGTCCTGCTGGGTGGCGTGGGTACGCTCGGGCATGGCCGGCTCCTGGTAGCTCAGGGGTTGGCTGGCCCCAGACCGGTGTGTGGAAGCCCGGTCCGGGGCCGTTCTGCTGGTGCTGAATTGAGCGTAGCGACTTCCTAGGCAAATGCCTAGTAGGTCAGGAAGAATGGTGCCCATGCCCGTAGCCGAGGAAGGGGGGCCCGACATGGTGTCGTTCCGCGAGTTGGCGCGCCGGCTGGTTGAGGACGGGGTGGTCTCGTCGATGAGCAATCAGCGGGTGTCGCAGCTGGCGCGGGAGGATCCGGACTTCCCGCCGGTGGTGCCGGTCGGCCGGTCGAAGGCGGTGGACTACCGTCTGGCGCGCCCGTACTTCGCGGGGCGGAAGTCTCGGCAGGGGCAGCGCACGGATCTGAAGGGCCGGCCGTCGGCTGCCGAGTAGCTGCGCACGTGAGCCCCCGTCCAACAGGGCGGGGGCTCCGGCATGTTCGGGGTCAGGCAGGCCAGCGCTCGGGCGGTTCAACGATGAGGGGCGCCTCACGTTCCTCACGGACCAGCCCGCTGAACACCTCGTAGCGGATGACGCTGTCGCTGCCGCGCCGTACCACGCGGATGATCCCGTAGGAGGGGACGGTCTTCGGGTCGATGCCGTTGGCGGTGAGCCACTCGCAGATGGCGAGGCGGCGCTCGTCACTGGGGCCGAGGACGCCCATGGTCAGTTCTCCTTCGTGGTGCGTCGGCGTGCGAGGGCGGCGCGGATCTCGTCGGCGAGAGCGCACCCAGCGCAAGTGAGGTTCACCCCAAGGCAGTCGTGACCGCCCTGGATCGGATACTTGTGGGTGATGTCGGTGAGGCTGAGGTATTGGCGGAGCAGCGCCTCGTGGCGGTCGGCGCGTTGCCGCTGCTCGTACCACTGGTCGGCGGTGGGTGAGCAGTCGCCTCGGCCGCAGTGTCCGCAGTAGCCGGAGGTGATGGTCTTGAGGGCCGTGAGCTCGGCTTCGGCCTGTTCGGCGCGGGCGCAGTGGTGGGCGACACCCTGGCGGAGGCGTGCGGTTTCGTCGGGGGTGAGGCCGTGGGGGGTGCGGTCGGCGAGGTTGAGCAGCTGCTCCGCGGTGGGGAGGGTCATCGGGCTTCTCCGGGTTCGGTTGGCCCAGATGCCGGTGGGGAGGCCGGTGAGGGTGGGGTCGAGGGCGATGTACAGGACGGCGGCCAGGACGGTCACGGGGTGGCCTCGTCGGCCATGCGGCGGAGGTGGGCGCGCACGTTCTGGACGGTAAGCCCGTCGGGGAAGTAGGCGGCGCTGAGACCGTCGGCGGCTTCGCGGAGGATGGCGGCCCGGTAGGCGTCGAGAGCGTCGCGCACTTCGGCGGGCGACCAGGCGGTCATGCTCCCGCGGTCGGTGCGAATCATGATCTCCAGGCGTCTGCGAGGGGCCATCTCGCGTCGCCCTTCGGCGGGCGCGGCCAGCTGCCCGACGGCGGGGGGCCCCGCGAAGCAGCTGCCGCTACAAGCTCCGGGGGAGATGCACTCCGGGCATCCTTCGATCGGCTGCTCGACGACCGGCCCGTCGGGGCCAGCGAGGTCGTTGCGGAGCGGGGTCGGGTCGTCGGCGGTGGTCGGGTCGGCGGTGGCGACCTTGCAGCAGCGGCCGTTGGGCGGGCACGGGCACTCGCCTGCGTAGCTTGCAGGGTGGCAAGCGGCGGCCCGGTCGGCGCCCTGGCGGGGCCACGTCTGTGCGTAGCCGACGCAGGGGCAGTGGGCGCAGGCGGAGTTGTGCCTGTCGCGGGGGTGTCCGCAAGCGCACACGTCGGGCTGTCCGGTGGCCTGGCGGGCGGCGTCCCGGGTGCGGCGGGTCTCGCTGACGGTGGGGCAGAAGATCTCCTCCGCCGTGCGCAGGATCTCCAGGAGTCGGCGGGTGGCGTCGAAGTGCTCGGGGTCATCGGCCAGGTCGTCGAGGACGTCGGACACCTCGTTGCTGGCGATCTCGATGTGGATGCGCTGCTCGCCGTCGATGCGGTTCATGTAGATGCGGTCCATGACGGTGGTCTCCGGTCGTGTGGTGGGATGGGGGTTGGGCCGTCCCGGCCGATAGGTGCGGCCGGGACGGCTGCCGTACATCACGAGGCGGGTCAGGCGTTGGGGTGCTGGCCGCCGGCTTCGCGGAGCTGCCGCATGAGGTCCTCCATCCCGGCGGGCCCCAGCAGGTTGGCCACGGTCATGGAGTTGCGCGTCCAGTCGACGAGCGGGGCCGCCTGCCCAGCTGCACTGTTGGCCTCCGCCTCCGTTCTGAACGAGGCCAGGGCGGGGCCGCCGTGGTGGGCGAGGATCCATCGGTACGGCGAGCCAGTGCTGACATCGGCGGGGATTTGGTAGACGCGCAGGCCAGGGCTCGGCTCGGTCGCGTCGACGGTGAGGGGGCCGGCCGAGGTGTGGACGGTGTGAGGCTGGGTCACGGTGTCGGGTCTCCTGTGTGGGTGGCGGTGGAACCGGATCAGGCGGCGGGTCAGCTGACGTCGGGGACGACGAACCAGCCGGGCTCGAACCCGCTGGTGACGCCGAGCCGGTTGGCTGCCTCGGTCAGCGCCGTGTTCCACGCATCGATCTCGGGGCGGTCGAACGAGTCGGGCTTGACCTTGCGGTGGTCGCCGAGCCGGACCTTGGTGCACTCGGTGACGAGGAACGTCATGTCGCGGTCGTAGCCGCCTGCGAGTAGGAAGCCGACGCCCTCGGGGAAGGGGGTCTCTTCGAGGAGGTCGATGTCGGTGGTGGGGATCTGGAAGCCGTAGGCGAGGTAGGTGCTGTGGGACATGCCCATGGGGTGGGTCCTTTCGCGCGGGTTGGGTGGAACCGGATGCGGTCAGGCGGGCTGCTGGTCGTCGAGGAGCGGCTCCCAGACGAGGCGGAGGTGGGTGGCCTTCCTGGTGAGCCATTCGCGGATGGCAGGCTCTTCGGCCTCGGTGACGGGGCATTCGGTGGAGCGGAGGATGGCTTTGCGCTGGAGGACCCAGAAGACCTGGAGCGTGTTCGGTGGGACGTCCTCGCCGTAGGGCTCGTAGTCGGTGGGGTCGGGGCGCTGCCAGTCCCAGCGGAAGACGAGGTTGTAGTCGTCGTCGAGGTCGCCCCACTCCTGGTGGAAGTCGGTCCAGGAGGCGTAGGTGAGGTGCTGGCCGTTCTTGTAGTAGTTGCCCTCCTGGCAGTAGTAGGGGTGGTCGATGGCCCAGAGGGGCTTCTGGCTGTCGGCGGTGGTGGTGTCGGGCATGTCGCTCCTTAGGCGGCGGGGGTGCCGGTGGTGGGTGGTGCCCAACGTTTGGGCTACTGGTGGGGTGGGGTGGGGTGGGTGTTGGGGGTGATGGTCCAGCCGTCGCCGAGGAGGTATTCGCCTATGCGTTCGATTGCTCCGTCGGGGGTCTGCTGCTCGGTGGGGGTGGTGAGGCGGTAGTCGTCGAGGCCGGCGGCCATGACGGCGCGGGCGGCGTCGGGGATCATGCGACGCTCCTTCGGCGGTCGGGGCCGGTCATGGCGACGACGGCGGTGTCTTGGGAGAGGCGGGAAACGATGCGTTCGCCTAGGGCGGTGATGAGGTCGGGCCCGTGGCGCTGGCCTTTCTCGTCGCGCGAGTCGGTGGGGAGGTTGGAGGTGTAGGCGGTGGGGCGGCAGGCGTTGTACCGCTCGTTGATCAGCCGGTAGGTGATCTCTTCGGTCCACTCGGTGGCCTTGGCGGAGCCGAGGTCGTCGAGGAGGAGGAGCGGTACGCGGCAGAGGCGGCGGAGTTCTTCTTCGGCGCCTCGGGCGGATCCGTTGGGGCGGAGGAGGCCGTACATGTCGGCGGCGGTGATGGCGCGGATCTCGTAGCTGCGGGGGCCAGCTTCGGCGATGCGGCGGAACGCGCCGTACGCCTCGTGGGTCTTGCCGGTGCCGGTGGTGCCGGTGAGGAGGATGCTTCCGGCGGTGGTGGGGTCTTCGGCGACGCGGTCGGCCCAGGCCTGTACGTCGGGGTGGGTGGTGGTGGCGTTGCGGTAGCGCGGGGGGACGGCGGTGTTCCACCGGTCCAGGGCCCAGTCGGCGCGCTGGCGGCGGTGGTACTCGGGGTGGCCGGGCTCGTCGGGGGTGGGGCCGTCTTCGACGGGGCCGCCGGGGATCTGGTTGAGGCCGCGGGCGGCGAGGCCGGCGTTAAGGCGGGCCATGGCGGCGGCGTTGTCGAGGTGGATGGGTTCAGTCATGGCCAAATCCCCTCTCGTAGACGGACGGGTCGGTGGGGTTGGTGTAGGGCTGCCAGCCGCCGGCGACGGCGCGGAGCGGCGGGCGGGGGGCGTCTGCGGTGGGGAGGGGCGGGAGTTCGGCCCAGCCCGCCAGGAAGTACCGGGCGGATTCGACGTCGATGCGGGCGGCGACCTTGGCGGCGTGGTCGGTCATGGCTTGGACGCCAGACTTTTTGATCAGCGCCAGGAGGGGGAACCACTCGTTGCCGGTGAAGGGCCAGCGGACGTTGACGTTGGCGAGGGAGAGGGCGTCAACGAGGGGGCGGGCTTCTGCCGGGATGCCGTAGTCGGCTGCTCCTGCTTGCTGGTACTCAACGGAACTCTTGGAACTACTGGAACTACTGAGGGCAGCTCCTGCCCTACCCAAGGGCAGCTCCTGCCCTACCGGTAGGGCATCTCCCGCCCTAGCCTGGGGCAGCTCCTGCCCTACCTCGGGTTCGGGTAGGGCAGCTCCTGCCCTACCTTCGGCGGGGTCTTCGTCCGGCACGACGGCTGTGCGCGGGACCAGAATGCGGTACTTCGTCGTCTCGCCCTCGGCCCTCGCTTTGGCTACCGGAGGGCGGCTGCGCTTGACCCAGCCGCCCTTCTCCAGGGAGTCGAGGTGTGTGCGGACGGTGGCCCGGGACAGGCCGGTTGCCCTCTCAAGTGTGGTGAGGGACGGCTGGTAGCGGTCGGGGATGATGCCGGTTCGGGCGTCCGCCCATGTGGCGATGGTGAGGGCCAGGTGCCGAGAGGGCGGCTTGAGTTCGCTGGCGCGGATTGCCCGCTCGTACTCGAACCGGCTCGGCATGTGCGGCTTCTTCCTGCTCGGTGGTGGTGGGGCGGTGCCCGGGGCGCGGCGGCCCCGGGCGGGCGCGGTCAGGCGGTCTTCGCGGTCTTCGGCTTCTTGCGGATCGACGCCACGGCCGGGTTTTCGGCGGCGACCAGGGCGCGGAGACGGTCGGAGGGACGGAAGCGCAGCTCCTGCCGGGCCGGGATGGTCATCGCGGTGTTGGTCTGCGGGTTGCGGGCGGTCCTGGCCTCGCTGTGGACGGGGATCCAGGTGCCGAAGTTGGTGATGGCGACGGGGTGGCCGGCGACGACGGCGCGCGTGATGATGCCGAGGACGGTGTGCACGATGGCGGTGCCCTCCTCCTTGTTGATGCCGAGTTCGATGGCGACGGCTTCGCCGAGGAGGCGGGTGTTCAGGCGGCCGGTGATGTGGGCGATGGTGCTCATGGGTTCTGTCCGTCCTGATCGGTGGTGGTGCGGGGCTTGGGGGCGTGGGTGGTGCAGCGCCAGCCGCAGGGGTAGAGGCGGGCCGGGCCGGTGTGCTCGGGCTGGGGGACGTCACACACCGGCTCGGGACGGTTCATGCGGCGACGGTGGAGCCGGTGGTGCGGAGCCGCCGGTCGGCCGCAGCGTTCGCGTACCGGCAGGCATCGCAGGCGGGCTCCCCGTTCCGGCGGTGCTTCTGGTAACCGCGGCGCGTGCCGCAGGCCACGGGGCTCTTGGCCTTGGCGCGTGACGCCCTTCGCTTCGCGTTGCCTGCGGCGCGGCAGGCGTCGTCGATGGGCTCCTTGCGGCGCAGGTGCCGCTCGTAGGCGGTCGTGGTGCCGCAGGGGGCGAGCGGCTTTCCGCCGGTGTTCGGCCGTGGGGCGCTGGCCGGAGTGCCGGCGCGGGCCTTGGCGCGCACCTGCCGGGCCAGGCCGCTACGTTCCTTCGGGTTCAGGCCGCCGCGGATGCCGGCCCGCCTGGTGGAGTCGCCGACCTCCTCTGCCATGGCGGCGTCGAGGCACTCTGTGCGTACGGGGCAGCCGAGGCAGTAGCCCTTGGCGGTATTGGCGTCGGGTCCGGCTTCGGCGTCGAACAGGTGGGCCAGGCCCTGGCAGGCGGCGGCGAGCCGCCAGTCGGTGGTGGTCATGCGGCTTCTCCGTTCTGGGCGCCTCGGACGCGGATGACGTCGCGGGCCCGGCGAATGGCCTTGCGCTGGTCGCGGGTAGTGCCGCCCCAGATGCCGGTCTCGCCGTGCTCGATGGCGTACTCCAGGCGCGTGAGCCGGACTTCGCAGGCGAGGCAGACAGTCTTGGCCTGCAGGGCGGTGGCGCCGTCGCCGGCCTCGGGGAAGAAGATGGTGGGGTCGACCTGGCGGCAGAGGCCGTCGGCCTTCCAGTTGGTGCCCGCGCCCGGGAGGGGAGCCGTCATCCCGGGCGCGGGAGTCGTGGGGGTCACCAGGTCACCGGCTTGTCGGCGGCCTGGCTGGTGGCAGTGATCTCGTCGAGGCGCTTGGCGAGCTGCCGGGCGTGGGCTTCGGCGCGCTTGCGGGCGCGGATCTCGGTGTCGAGGTCGGCGAGGGCCTTGGCGAGTTCGTGGCGGAACGCGGCGCCCGCCATGTCGAGGGAGCCCTGCGCGTACCGGCGGGTGACGAACGGCCACTTCATGCCTGCTCACCTGCTTCCAGCTCGGGCAGCACCATGGCCGTGAGGGCGCCGGACTGCCACGCTTTGGCGATGACCTGCTCGCCGTCGGCGGTGACGGTCATCCGGACGTGGGCGGCGCGGCCCTGCATGGTGATGCCGGGGACGTCGTGGATCACTCCGGTCTCGGGGTCGGCCCATTCGGGCCGGCCGACGGCGCTGATCTGCTTGAGCAGCGACGTGAGCCAGGCGGGCCGGATCTCGGCGACGATGCGGGTGGTGATCTCGGACTTGGCGACCTGCCGGACCCAGGCGAGGAGCGCGGCATTGTCGGTGACGACGGCGGCGGCCTTGGGCTGGACGAGGGTGGCTTTGCCGAGGTCGCGGCCGAGGAGGTCCATGCCGATCTGCTGCGTGCCGGTCTCTGCCTTGGCGGCCTTGAGGCTGGTCTGCAGGTCGGCCTTGGCGGTCTTCAGCTCGTCGCCGATCCGGTCGTGGAGGGCGGAGAGGATGGCTGCTCGGGTGGCGAGGTCTTTGGGGTTCATGTGTTCTCCTGGGTGCGGGGCCGCCCGTACTACGGGTGCGGGCGACCCCGGCCGTGCGGTGGGTCAGGCGGCGGTGAGCTGGTTGAGCAGGCCCCAGATGGCCGTGGCGGACACGTCGGCGAGCGGGGCGCCGAGGGCCTGGTAGGCGTCGCGGTCGATGTCGTCGATGTGCTGCTCGGCGGCGAACTCGCGGAGCGCGGCGACGGCGGCGGCGTGGTCGTCGACCGGCAACTGGACGTCCTCCACCACCACGGCGTCCACAACGTCCGGCTTCGGCTTCGCGAGTTCCTTGCCGCGGGCGATCAGGTAGGTACCCAGCTCAAGGAGTTCGCGGTCGACCTTGACGGTCTCCGAGAGAAGACCTGCGGCATGCGCCTGCTTGTACAGGTCCTTGACGGCGCCCGCGTTGCTCGTCATCGTCGCCACGTCAGCCACGTCCTGGGCGGCCTGCGAGCGGCCCTTGACCGCCGGGCCCCCGGCCGGTTCGGCAGTTGCCCACGGGTCCGGATCGCCCTGCTGCACCGACTGCAGGTGCCGCTCCGGCTGCGGGTTGTCCGCCTGCGCCATCTCCTCAGCCGTATACACACCAGCCAGGTCATGCGGGAACGCCATCCGCAGGGCCAGGGCCTCGGCACACTTGGCCGTCATGGTCGCGGGCATCTTGCCCCACAGGCCAATGACCTTGTTCTCCTTGCCGCGCTGCACGTACTCCTCGTACTTCGCGACCGCCGGGAACCGCTGACCGTTCCGGACGACGACCACCTTCGCGGCGGCCGGCGGCTCGTTCTTCAGCCAGACGTCGTACCAGCGGCCGGACGCGTCGCACCACAGCGTGTCTTCGTAGCCGAGGGAGTGCCCGGCTGCGGCGACGACGCGGTGCGCGATGACGCGGTATCCGTCGATGCTGGTCTGCGGCGTGAACACCTTGCGCTTCTGCCGGTTGTCCCACCGGCCGATCAGGTAGATCTGCCGGGAGAACGGGTCCAGGCCGGTGCGCTGCGAGAGGTGCAGGAACCCGGACAGTTCGGCGCCGGTCACGTCGTTGTCGATGCCGGACTGCCGGAGGACGGCGGCCTGGTCGGGTGTCCAGGTGGTCTGGTCGGGGCGGATGGCGAGGCTGCCGCCCGTGGTGGCGGTGAGGTCGGTGGTCACAGTGCTCTCCAGATGGCGTTGCTGGCGGCGATGATCAGCGCCCAGAGGATGAGGGCGAACGGCGTGCCCCAAAGGCAGCCGCGGAGCAGGCCGGGCCTCACCGGGTCTCACCCACGTAGCGGGCGTACAGGGCGTGGCCGTACTCGGTGGGTGCGGTGCGGGTCTCGTACGCGCCGGCCGGGATGTAGTGCGGCAGGCGGTCGGCGCGGCGGATATGGCGTGCCGTGGACTCGGCGGACTGCCGGGAGTTGTAGGTACCGATCTCGATCCACACGCGGGGGTGGCGGCGACAGTCGTCGGCGCGCAGCCGGTGGTTGGCGATCGGACGTCGCTTCCAGCGGGCCATCAGTGGCCACCTCCCTGCTGGGTGGGGAGGTCGCGGGGGACGGCGTAGTCGTGGTGCAGCAGGGAGTCGTGCGGGTCTTCCTGCTGGCGGGCCGGAGCGGGCGGGGACTCGCCGTCCCCGAGGGGCCAAGCGACCGGCAGGCCGAGGCGCTGCGACAGCTGGCGCCGGGCTTCGGCGTGTCCCGACCAGCGGAAGTAGTCCGCGTCGCTGCTGCCGTGCTGGCGCAGGGTGGTGACGTACTCGGCGCGCTGGGCGCAGAAGAGGGCGACCTGCTCGGCTGCGGCTTCCAGCTCGGCGACGCGGGCCTGGAGCCGGGTCACCTCGGCGACCAGCTCGGGCACGTCCGACTGGGTCGGGGCGCTCACGACGCCTGCCTCTGCTCCGGGAAGGGACGGACCGCCAGGTACCGGCGGGTCCGAGCGTGCGACGGGTGCCGGATCGCTGCCCGGCTCGCCGGGTAGTCGTGCTCCGGCGACGACACGACCTGACCGAGCGACTCGGCCAGGCAGTAGCCCGTCACCTTGATCGTCACGTCCCGCCACACGGCGGTCAGCTGCACCGAGGCCAGCTCACGGCCATCGTGCCGGTAGCACAGCTCGGACGGCTCGCCGCCCAGAGCCGCCGCATACCGGGCCACGACCGCCCGCATGTCGACGGTGTCGTTGTGGGCCACGCCGTGTAGTACGCCGGCCGCGTCGATTCGCCAGTCGATGACCGGGAGAGACGGGTTCTCCGTCAGCAGCTGGACGAGCGCCGTAGCGGCACTGCTCTGACTCTGGTTGGGGGTACCGTTGTTCACGGTGGTTCGCTCCTTTGATGGGTAGTGCGGGTGCCATGGGGTCGCTCGGACCGTGCAGGGTCCTGGCGGCCCCGTTCGCATGTCAGGCCGCGGCACGCTGCGCGAGCGGGTCGGCCTGCTCACGGGCGGCCAGCCACGCCATGACGGCGGTGCGGGGGTACAGCACGTCGCGGCCGGCGCGGAATCCCCGCGGGCCGATGCCGCGGTGCCGCATCTGCCGCACGGCGTGCGGGGTCTTACGGATGTGCGCCGCGACTTCCTTCGTCGTCATCAGTTCCGGCGCGTCGGTGGTCGTCGCCACTGTCGTCTCCATTCGTTTCCGGTATGAGGTCGCCGATGTCGCACTTCAGATGGGTGGCGATGAGAGCGAGAGCCTCGGGCTGTGGGTCCGTTACCTCTCGCTCGATGCGGGAGAGGTGCGATGCGGAGATCCCCGCAGCCTTTGCGAACCGGCGTAGACCCTGCCCACTCGTTTCGCGTAGCTGCCGGATCTTCGGTCCGTCGGCCTTCATGACGGAGACGATACGCAACGAAGCGCAGGGATGCAAGCGGATGCGTTGGGACACGTCGAGAGAAGTCACGGTCCGTAGACGGTTGGCGAGTTTCTGGTCAACCTCGGGGGTCGCTATCGCGTGCCGGGCAGCGTGCCCTTACTCTGTTGCGGAACGTTGCGTGACGTTGCATGCATGCGACACAGACAGGGAGAGGGGCCACCCCCCATGAACCGTGACCCAGGAGCCTGGGCCCGGCTCGGCCACGCCCTCCGCGCTGCCCGCGAGCACCGCGGCCTGACGCAGGCGGAGCTCGGCGCCCTCGCCGACGTCTCCGCCCGCAGCGTCCAAGATGCAGAAGCCGGCACTGTGCCCAAGGCCCGCATGCCCTACACCCTCGGCCGCATCGCGTCCGCTCTCGAATGGCCCCCCGGGTCGATCGAAGACGTCCTCGGTGGCGGCGGAGTCCCCGGCGGTTGGGCCGAGACGTCGGTCCAGAAGCAGGTGGATGAAGAGCGCCTTGGTCAGATCCTGACCAGCTCGATGGTCCACAACATCGCTGCGACAACGGAGGAGATCGCCAACGCGACAGCGGCCGCGTTGGACGCTTTGCGTCGAGAGGGTTTGATCTGAAGACGTTTTGCATACAACTTTCACCCGTACGTGCGTACGGATAGCAACCAAGTGGTCACACGGCATATGCTCCCGGGACCCGGAGTCACCCACTCCGGCCGCCTACGTACGGGGGTTGCCGCATGCCCGAGAAGCCCGCAGTGATCACCGCTAACCTCGGGCCGAAGGTCGCTGCTTTCACCACCAGCATTCACGGCAAGCCCGCAGCCGTCGTCAACGAGTTGGCCGCGCGCAACCCTGAACTCCGACACCAGGCCGTGTGTGCCCTCCTCGGCGTAGGGCTGGACGCCGGCCTGATCCTCGGAGCACTGCATGGGGTACGTCGCTGACCGCTGGCACAAGAGCCGCCCGGCCCCGGGCGATGCCCAGTGCGGCGAGCACAAGGGCCTAGTCGCCTCCGCCGCCCACGGCAAGGGGAAGCGCTGGCAGGCCCGTTACGACGACCCCAACGGCACCGAGGTCACGTCACTGTGGAAGACGAAGGCCGAGGCCGAGGCCGAGATCGTCAAGCAGGAGGCCGCCAAGCAGTCCGGGTCGTGGCTCGACCCGAAGGCCGGCCGTGTCACCGTCGAGCGGTTCGCGTTCGACACCTGGCTCCCCTCGCTGAACATCAACGAGCGCAGCCGCGTCGAATACGAAGGCGTCCTCAACCGCTACCTGATCCCCGAGTGGGGCAACCGGGAGATCCGCTCCATCCGCCCGTCCGAGGCCGGCGCCTGGCAGCAACTCCTCACCAGCAAGTACAAGCTGAAGGGGACTTACCCGAATCGCGTGTCGAGGTACGTGCGCGGCATCTTCCGCCTGGCAGTCATCGACCGCGTCATCCCTCTCTCTCCGTTCGAGCAGATCCCCGCGCCTCCGGCGGACGAACGCGCGGCCCAGCCGCCGGACATCACCGGGGTCCGCGAGCTGGTGGCGGCCGCCTACCACCCACGCTGGGCGGCGATGATCGCACTCAACGCGCTGACCGGCCTGCGCTCCGGAGAGATCCGCGGACTCCGCCTGGACCGCATCGACTTCCTGCGCCGCACCATGCTCGTGGACCAGCAGCTGGTGTACGAGAAGCGGAAGGGCATGTACTTCGACGAACTGAAGACGGGCGCCGGCCTACGTACCCTGCCGCTGACCAAGCGCGCCGTTGACCTGCTGGCCGCCTACGTCCACGCGAACCCGCCCCGCGGCGAGGGGCCTGGCGAGGGCCTCGTGTTCGTCATGGCGGACGGCGGGCTCATCGGTGAGTCGACGCTCGACTACGCGCTGAAGTCCATCTGCAAGAAGGCGAAGGCGCCCGCGCGGCACTGGCACGAGTTGCGGCACCACTACGCCTCGGTGCTCATCGCGGGCGGCGAGAACCCGAAGGTGGTGCAGAAGAGGTTGGGTCACCGGGACGTCATGACGACGCTGCGGACGTACGCGCACCTGTTCGCGGAGGCGGAGGAGAAGACGCGCGACGTTCTGGATGCGGCGTGGGCGGAGCCGGGTGAGACTGTCGCGGAGGAGGGATCTCCGCAGCAGGGCGGAACGATTCCGGAATCCCGGAGGTCTCAGGGTGTGTTGCGGCAGGTCAGTGGCTAGTCCGGGACATCACGCCTGGATGTTCCAGGCGGAAAGCGCCTGA